GTTACGACTTGCGGTTGGAGACCCAAGCTATCAGATAAAAACTGAAGAGACTGGAGTCGAGTGGGTACGAATACCAGCTTATGGTAAGTTGACTACTAATGAAAACGGTCTTGTATTTGCAAATTGGAACACAAAATTTTACAGACAGACAGCAGCCGAATACATGAAGGAGCCAATCCCGGCACCATTTGTGATTTTTGGTGTGACTGCAGAGGGAGTGGCTCCTCTTGTAGCAACTCCAGGCGGTCCAAAGTATCCTCACGAAGTTCAGGCAACAGTTCTTAACACTTTAATCAGCGGAGAGCCTCTTTCACAGCCATCTTGGAGCTTTTTAGCAGAACTTGGTATCATACTTATCGGAATGGTACTAATTATGGCTGTAGCTAACAACATTTGGCTCAGCCTACCCGTCATTTTAGCACTATTAGGAGGTACTGGCTTCGCTTCTTGGAAGCTTGTTGAGTCTTCCTACTTATTTGACGTTTCTGGCACGCTAGTTATCCTGTTTTTATTCTGGAGTATTGTACAATTTCATAGTTTTATTACTCAATATTTGTTGAGATTACAGATTAAACAACAATTTGGGACGTATGTTAGCCCTGCCCAAGTAGAAATACTCCAAAATAATCCAAAATTACTGAGATTGGGTGGGGTGACAAAACGAATGACTTTCCTTTTTTCTGATATCCGAGGTTTCACCCCGATTTCAGAATTTTATCAGTCTGACCCACAAAAATTAGTGGAACTGGTTAATCGTTTTTTAACTAATCAGACTGATATCATACTCAAACACGAGGGAACAATAGATAAATACATGGGAGACTGCATCATGGCTTTTTGGAACGCACCTCTCGATGTCGAAGACCAAGAAAGAAAAGCCACAGAGTGCGCTCTCGAGATGAGAGTAGCTTTAGAGGAGTTAAATGATGTTCTCAGGAATGAAGGAAGCCCTGAAATCAATACTGGAGTCGGAATCAATACAGGACCGTGTGTTGTCGGTAATATGGGTAGTAATAGTCGCTTTGATTATAGTGTTCTCGGCGACGCTGTTAATCTCGCTGCTAGACTTGAATCATCTTGTAAAACCTATGACACCGATCTTATAATATCAGAGTACAGCATGGTCGACGGATTCGACTATAAGTTCTTAGACGAGGTCACGGTGAAAGGAAAGTCTGAACCAGTTAAAATTTATACCATCGAAAAATAGTTCTTGACATGACCCTGTAATTTTGGTATAATTTAAGTTGTATAAAAATATACACAAGTAAACAGGAGCTAGGTAATGGAAGTCGAAGAACTAAGTGCCGAGTTAAAAAAGCACGAAGCCATTTGTGAAGAGCGCTGGAAAACTGTATTTAATCAGCTCCAAGGTATTGAAGGGAGGTCTGCTAAACGGTTTGACGGTGTTGAATCATCAATAACACGAATTGAGACAATACTAATAAGTGTTGCAGGCACAATCATTGTGGGAGGTGCTGGGGTCATATATTCAATGTGGCAAATGCACCCATAGGAGAAATAATGGAATTAGAATACGATAAAAAAGATGTAGCAAAAAGCCCAAAGGTAAAAGAAGCAAAATTACCAAAAGGGTATGACCTTTATTTAAAAAGAGGTAAGTGGTGTCTACGCGATGTCAACGGTAGACTATGGAAGTTTGATAGCGAAAAAGAGGCATTACAACATGCAAACGGATAAATCAATCAATCAAGAAGAGCAAGCAGTAGAAGAAAAAGTTATTACTGCAGCTGAGAAACGAGCAGCAATGTTAGCGGCTCGTAAAAAGAATCTACAGCGACAAAAAAGAGGGAAACTTCCACGTTCGCTTAGATAGGAGACTTAGGTCTATTGGGAGAGCGTTATGCCATCAGGTAAAGGAACGTACGGCAAAAGAAGAGGCCGTCCGATGAAAAGCAAGAAAAGAAAGAACGGTAAGAAAAAGAGAAAAGGTTTGACAGCCGCTCAAAAAAGATTGCCAAAGAAATTGCAACAAGCAATTTTACGGAAGTTGAGAGGTAGAAAATAATGCCATATCATTACAAACCTAAAAAGAAGAAAAAGAAAAAAGGTGGCAGGAAGAAACGCAAAAGCATGAGGAGGCATCATGGCTGTTAGACGAAAAAGAAAAACCAAAAGAAAAACTCTTACTAAACGTCAACAAGCAACTATGAGACGTCATGCTAAACATCATACTAGAAAGCATATGGCTATGATGAGACGACTAATGCTACAAGGTAAAACATTTACCCAGGCGCACAAAGCGGCACAGAGAAAGGTAGGAAGATAATGGCTAGAAAAAGAAGGAAGGCTCGAAGAAGCACTAAAGCAAAAAGAAATATTCCTACTAATAAAGCTTTATATGCTAGAGTCAAAGCTGCTGCTAGAAGAAAGTTTGCAGTTTATCCTTCAGCGTATGCGAACGCTTGGCTTGTAAGAGAATACAAGAAGCGAGGCGGGAGATATAGACGTGGCTAAGGCTAGAGGCGGATTAGGTAAATGGTTTAAGCAGAACTGGGTAGATATCTCAAGACCTAAAAAAGGTGGCGGATACCACAAATGCGGAAGAAAGAAAGCAGGAAAAGGTGGCTACCCTAAATGTGTACCAGCCGCAAAAGCTAGACGAATGTCAAAGAAACAAATAGCTTCAGCCGTTCGTAGGAAGAGAGCAAGGAAACAAGGAGTTGGTGGTAAACCAACTAATGTTCGTACTTTTACTAAAAGAAAAAGAAGAACAACAAGGAGACGTCGTGCCCGTAAGACGCGTTAAAGGCGGTTATCGTTGGGGTAAGTCTGGAAAGATTTACAAAACGAAGAAAGCTGCAGAACGCCAAGGCAGGGCGATATACGCATCAGGCTATGGTAAGAAGAAAAAGAAGAGATCCAAAAAAAGGAACAGGTAAAAAACCTAAAGGGTCTGGAAGAAGACTTTATACTGACGAAAACCCAAAGGATACTGTCAGAATCAAGTTTGCTACTGCAAAAGATGCCAGAGCAACTGTACGAAAAGTAAAACGGGTTCGTAAGTCTTATGCAAGAAAGATACAAATATTAACAGTTGGAGAACAACGAGCAAAAGTGATGGGAAAGAAGACAGTCGCATCAATTTTTAAATCTGCAAAAGCAGGTTTACGGAGAGCAAACAATGCCAAGAAAAAGAGATCCAAGACTAAAAAGAGCAGGCGTTAAAGGTTATAACAAACCAAAAAGGACACCTAATCACCCTAAAAAGTCACACATTGTCGTTGCCAAAGTAGGAAATAAAATTAAGACTATCCGATTTGGACAGCAAGGTGCTAAAACTGCGGGGAAACCTAAGAAGGGAGAGTCAGCGCGAATGAAAGCAAAAAGACGTTCTTTTAAAGCGAGACACCGTAGAAACATAGCAAAGGGAAAATTGTCTGCCGCATATTGGGCAAACAAAGTTAAATGGTAGGAGAACGAAATGTTAGCATTTTCAGTAGGTGGTAATAGCGCAGCGTGTCCAACGACACCAGAGACTGCCACTTCATTTAGTGATATTACTAGTGTAGTACTATTTGTAAATACTAGTAATGCAACCCAAACTATATATCATGGTAATTCTGCAGACCCTTCAGACGTTATAGGGAGTGTAGTAATACTTCCAAATGAAAGACTGATGTTATGGAAAAGAATTACAAGACATAAGTTTTGGGCAAGTAGCAATGAGGTTATAGGCACCCCGGGTATGGCATTTAGTCCGACCCAAACTGCTAGGAATAATCCAGGCGTTACTTAAAGCGAAGATTCAAACTCTTCTGGGAGAAAAAGTATGTTTGAATTTATAATGGTAGTATGGAAACTTATACAAGTTATTCCAATACTCATAACAGTATGTTCAGCAGTAGTAGCTATGACAGATACTCCTGTGGACGATAAAATATGGGCGAAAGTTTATAAATGGATAGACAGATTTGCTCTGAATATCGGAAAAGCGAAGGATAGAAATCCACTCCTCGACTAGGAGATTATTATGCTGAATACCAGCATTAAAATTAAAGAAGTCGAAGAAAAGATAGCTATCTCTGAAGCGCTTATTTCCGTTGAGAAGGCAACAGCTATGCTTATTTTTAAAGTTACCAAAAACATGCATACCCTTTCTCAGATAAAAGAATTAACAGCTAAGCCTCGACTCGGTCGAGGCAAACAGCTGAGGACAATATTGGAGAATTACAATGGCTAAATTCTTAAGTGGACCAACAGGTATTCACAACACACAAAAGATTAGAAAGCATGTACTAAGAAGGGGCGTTACTAGAGACATGAACGCTGCAGCAGGAACTGTCGTTAATAGCAGGAACCCTAACAGTTTTAGTTATGCTAGATACTCTACTGGGGCAAAAGGCATCGGACCTAGATATGGTAAGTCAGCTGGCCCTAAAAGAGCACGATTCGGCAAAGGATCGCACTCTAGAATAATGAGACGTAGATAAACAACCAAATAAGTAGTATGAAACAGATTGATGGAAGAAAGTTATGGCTTGATGAGAACGCCCTCAACGCGGCAACGATTGTGGGCGCTCTTAGTTTAGCAGAGAAACGTAGAGAACTAACACCGAAAGAACAAGACATGAAAATGCTGTCCGCAGCGTTTATGTACTTGTACAACGTAGTGGAAGAAAAGGAGCTTCTAAACGAAGTAGAAAATTTATTTGAACCTGAGACAGTACACTAATGCTAGAAACCAGTAGAACTGATGTAGAAAGCAAGTTTCTCATGACCTTTGATGAAGATAGATTCATCAAGCTTCCTATAAATTCATACATGGAGTTATTAGGTATCGAACCTAACACAACTCAAAATTCAATTATAAACTGCATGAACAATCCGAAGTATCGTTTTGTTACTGCCGCAGTTTCTCGTAGACAAGGTAAAACATATATTGCAAACGTGATAGGACAACTCGTGTGTCTTGTTCCGAATAGCAATGTTTTACTTATGTCACCTAACTACTCACTTTCCCAGATTTCTTTTGATTTACAAAGAAGTCTAATTAAACATTTTGATTTGGAGGTACTTAGAGATAATGCAAAAGATAAAGTTATTGAACTTTCGAACCATTCTACAATACGTATGGGCTCGGTTAATCAAGTGGATTCAGTCGTTGGTCGCTCCTATGACCTCATCATTTTTGATGAAGCGGCACTTGTCGACGGACGTGATGCGTTTAATGTTGCACTACGACCTACACTAGATAAAGACAACTCAAAAGCATTATTTATTTCTACACCGCGTGGTAGAAATAATTGGTTTGCAGAGTTTTTTCAAAGAGGATATTCAGACCAGTTCCCAGAGTGGGCAAGTGTAAAAGCTACCTATCATGAGAATCCTAGAATATCTGAAGAAGATATACAAGAAGCTAGAAAGACCATGTCTGAAGCTGAATTTAATCAAGAGTATATGGCAGACTTCAATACTTACGAAGGCCAGGTATGGGGCTTTAAGCATGAAGAATGTGTTTCTGATTTAGTCGAATTAGATACTAGTAAAATGGATATATTCGCAGGAATGGACGTGGGTTATAAAGACCCTACAGCTTTCTGTGTTATAGGTTATGATTGGGACGCAGATAAATACTACTTACTAGATGAGTACTTAGATGCAGAAAGAACAACTGAACAACACGCAGAAAAAATTAGAGATTTAATCAATAAATGGGCTATTGATTATATTTATATTGATTCTGCTGCACAACAAACGAGGTTCGACTTTGCACAAAACTATGATATTACTACTATCAACGCAAAGAAATCAGTTCTAGATGGCATTGGTCATGTAGCAGCGATCTGTGATAATGATAAACTTATAGTTGATCAAAGGTGTAAAGAATCACTACTCTCACTTGACCAATACCAGTGGGATCCAAACCCCAATTTATTGAAAGAGAAACCAGTGCATAACTATGCATCACATATGGCAGACGCACTACGATATGCGTTGTATTCGTTCGAGACCACGGCGACAACGTTCTAATGACCACCGTACCAAAAATAGTTCTTGACATTGAACCCAAAGTTATGTATAATAAAAAGAATGGAATAAGTTATGCCTCTTAAGAGAGATTTAGTAAAGTATGTCAGGGACAAAGCTAAGTCTCAATATAAGAAAGATACTGAATGTTATATTTGCGGTAGTCAAGAAAACCTGGACTTTCATCATTTCAACGGTCTAACAGAGTTGCTAGATATTTGGTTGAGAAAGAATAAGTTGATAATAACAGAAGAAGCAGATATACTCAATCTACGAGAAAAGTTTATCGAAGAGCATAGCAAAGAATTATACGACGAGGCTGTTACCTTGTGTCATGAACATCATCTACAACTGCACTCAATCTATGGCAAAAGACCCAAAGTCGTAACAGCAAGAAAACAAGCGAGATGGGTGGGCATACAGAGAGAAAAACATGGCATGGTATGACAGATTTATAGGTCGACAACCTAATATAGATGAGGAGGAAAAACTAAATCCTTCTCAATATCTTATTGCGGGTGACGAAGGTGGAACAATAAGTTCCCGTGAAGTAATCACGAATTACAGGCACGCCTATGAACAATTAGAAGTTGTAAACCGAGCAGTCAACATGATAGTGGACGACTCATCGGATATACCTTTTGATGTAGGCGAAACCTTAAAAGGACAAACTAGCATTTTTAAAAATGTTAGAAAATCGAAAGTAGATTTATTACTGAATAGAGAACCAAATCCTTTTCAAGATATAAATACTTTCAAAAGAAATTTAGTAACAGATTTAATGCTTGATGGTAACATTTTTGTTTACTTTGATGGTGCTCACTTGTACCATCTACCAGCAGACAGAGTTACAATCGAAAGTAATGAAAGAACTTACATAGAAAAGTTCACATATGACCACAGCATAGAATATTCTCCTAGTGAGATTATTCACATAAAAGAAAATTCATTTAATTCCATTTATCGTGGAGTTCCTAGATTAAAACCCGCGTTCAGAACAATGCAACTATTGTTAAGTATGAGGCGTTTTCAAGATAACTTCTTCAAGAACGGAGCCGTACCAGGCTTAGTACTTAAATCACCAAACACTCTTTCTGAGAAAATTAAAGAAAGAATGTTACAAGCATGGGTTGCCCGTTACAACCCACAATCTGGTGGTAGACGTCCTCTTTTCTTAGATGGCGGACTTGAAGTAGAAAACTTAACGGAAGTAAGCTTCAAAGAGTTAGACTTTCAAGAGGCAATAAAGTCAAATGAAAGAATAATCCTAGAAGCAATGGGTATACCACCCATTATATTGGACGGTGGTAACAATGCGAATATTCGCCCAAATCATCGACTATATTATTTAGAAACCATACTACCTATCACAAGAAAGATAGCGTATGCTTTCGAGAGGTTCTTCGGTTTTAAACTGAATGAAGATGTAAGCAATGTGCCTGCACTTCAGCCCGAACTAAAAGATCAGGCTTCTTATTACGCCACACTTGTAAATACGGGAATATTAACACCGAATGAGGCAAGGGAGGCGTTGAGATTTGAGAAGATTGACGGATTTGATCAACCGCGAGTTCCTGCAAATATCGCAGGTTCAGCCGCAAATCCAGAGGAAGGTGGCAGACCGCAAGAAACCCCACCCGCAGAGGAAGAATTATGACAAAAAACATGATGCTAAAGGCTTTATCAGAATACATGGCAGCAAAGAATGTAGACTACGTAAGCCTATCAGATTATAAAGCGGACGAGAAAGCTCCTGTAAGGGACTATCTTTTAAGGAGAAAGTTTGGCTCTTGGAATAGAGTTGTTGCCGCTGCACTACATAGATTTCCTGTGGAAGTCGAAGTAGCTCCTGCACCAAAACCTAAAGCTGCTAAAAAGGTTGAGGCAGAAGTTAAGGAGGAATAACTATGTCTGAGAAAATATTTCATTGGACAAACTCGTTCAAAATGCTTGGCGAAGACGACGACGGTGGACTAGACATCAAAGGAAGTGCTAGTACAAATGCTGTCGACAGAGCTGGCGATATAATTGAACATGATGCATGGACAAAAGGTGGATTAGAAAATTTTAAAAATAATCCAGTTATATTGTTTAATCACAACTATGACAGACCTATTGGTCGTGCAAAAGAACTTAGTGTTGGTGAAAACGGTTTAGATATTACAGCCCGTATTTCTAAATCCGCCAACGAAATAAAAGATCTTATTAAAGACGGCGTTCTTGGAGCCTTTAGTGTCGGTTTCAAGGTCAAGGACGCTGAATATATGACCGAAACCGACGGATATAAGATAAAGGACGCTGAACTGTTCGAAGTGTCAGTAGTTTCGGTTCCCTGTAACCAAAACGCTGTCTTCTCTATTGCGAAGTCATTTGACAATATGGAAGAGTACAACAAGTTTAAACAAGACTTTATTCAGACTAACTCAATTGGAGCAGACGCTAAGATTGAGCAGTCAAGCGAGGCAATAGCCGACAAAACGGAGACGAAAATGTCAGAAGATGTAAAAACTCCTGAAGCAAGCCCTGAGTTCGACTTGGAAACATTCGCTAAAGAAGTTGCGGAAAAAACTGCCGCTTCCATCGCAATGAAACAAGCTGAGCAAAAAGCTGCTGAAGCAAAAGCACAAGCTGAAGCCGACGAAAAGGCACAAGCAGAAGCAGAAGCTAAGCAAGCTGAAGAGCAAGCTGAAATGGAAAAACAAAAGAAAATCGTTGCAAGTGGGTTGTCAGGTGCTGAGAAACTTATGGAAGACGTTGAAAAACGTGTCAATGAGAAGCATGAAGATTTAGAAACAGTTGTTAAATCTCTTGAAAAAGAATTAGCAGAAAAATCTGAAGAAATTATGTCAATCAGAGAATCCAAAAGAATCTTTGCAGACAGAGGCAACAAAGACTGGAAAGAAGCATTTCAAGGAGACATTCTTGATGCTAAGATTCTAGGTCTTGCTACTGGTAAAGGTTACGAAACAGATTATGCAAAAGGCGTTATGCAAAAAGTGAACGAACATTCAGGTGTTCAAGTATCTTCTGCTGACTTCGAGCAAATCGTTTCAACAAACGTCGAAAGAGATATTCAAAACGAGCTAGTCTTGGCTCCTCTATTCAGAGAAATTCCAATGACTTCAGCAAACATGATTATCCCAATCCTTCCAGATGCAGGTTACGCTGAGTTTGCTTCAGGGCAAACAGCAAGTGGTTCTTCACCACATGGTAACTTAGCTGAAAGAGGAGACACCTATGGTTCGCCATTTGGTGGGGTTGATTTAACTGAAAGAACTCTTTCAACCAAAAAACTTATTTCACAATCATACTTAGGTAATGAAACTGAAGAAGATGCAATCATGCCAATTCTACCGCTTATCAGAGAATCTATCGTTAGATCTCATGCAAGAGCAATAGAAAATGCTATCTTAGCTGGTGATGATGCTGATGGTGCTTTCGGTACCTCAGGTGCTTCTTTCGAAGGTTTATTACACCTAGCAAGAAATGATTCAGACTTCACACAAAGTACAACTGCTTTCGCATCTGATACTTTGACAGCTGCTGAATTACTTTCAATGAGAAAGAACATGGGTAAATATGGTATTAACCCAGCAGATGTGGTTTATATCGTATCACAAAGATCTTACTTTGAATTGCTAGAAGATGCTGAGTTCCAAGATGCTAACCTAGTTGGCGACATGGCAACTAAGCTATCTGGTGAAATCGGACAGGTATTCGGATCAAGAGTACTATTATGTGACGAATTCGCTACACCAGCAGTTGGTAAGTTCGCAGCAATAGCTGTTAACCCAATGAACTTCGTAATGCCTAGATTAAGAGGTGTTACAATCGAATCAGACTACGAAGTAGCTAACCAAAGACGAGTCCTAGTGGCTTCTCAAAGAATAGGTTTCACAGACCTAATCGATGGTGCAACTTCTAAGTGGGGTTATATGTATAAAGCTAGCTAATAGTTAGTATACTATGTAGTGGGAGTTCGCTCCCACTACAACTTTTAAAATATTATGGCAGACTTAGTAACAGTAAATGAATATAAAGACGCAGAGGGAATGAGAGGCGAGAAAAATGACGACCGCCTAAATGTTATAGTTCCTCAAGTTTCTGAACTCGTAAAAAGATATTGCGGGACATCATTTATTGATTTCTTTTCTACTAATAAAGTTGAAACATTCAATATAAATGATCAGTATACCACGACAGTGATTTTAAGTGAATGTCCAGTAGTTAGTATTAACAAAGTAGAAGAAAGGACTTCTTACTCAGAAGACTACAAAGAACTACTCACTAGTAATTATGAATATTACTTTGACTCTACCGCAGATTCTATAATTAGAACTAATGATAACGGTGGAAAGAAACATTGGGCTCATGGCATGGGAGCAGTAAGAGTAACTTACAAAGCTGGCTACGCAGAGTGTCCAAAAGATTTACAACTTGCAATATTTGACTTAATTACATACTATGTAAAAGATGAGCATAAGCAAAGGCAGACTCTTGGTGGAGCAACTTTGCAAAACCAGGGTACAGCAGGAGTTAGAAATAGTACTGACTTTCCTGACCATATAAAAAGAGTGCTTGATTTACATAGAGTAATTATATGATTCAAGATGTAGAAAACTTTTTTAAACGAATGATGGAGAAATCCAACATTGATATGGCTAGAGCTCATTCTGATGCTACATATGAACATAAGTTCCTAATAAAACAAAAGAACTTAGTAAATATGATAGTCGACAGAGTTATACAAGCTAGACATGACGCAGGACTACCACCAGCTAGTAAGACTACAATTGCTAATATAGTAAAAACTAGTGTTTGGAACAAGGTGTATACTATACCCAATGTTAAAAGAGCCTTTAGAAGATACTATGGCTCTACTGGTAAAAGTGGTGGCATATTTGTTAGTAAAGGTGTCGGAGGTATGGTACAAGTAGTTTTCATGCGAGGTAAATACGCTGAAAAAGTAGCTACATCACGAGGTAACTTGATACCAAAGACTAACATGGCGATGCAAGATTTATGGTTTGAAGCTATATCTGTTATTAAGACAGAAATGGGCAAGAGAAGAAACCTAGGATTAGATTTGGTAGGTAGCCAGGTTCCTGAAAGATTTAGGTCTCCACCTCATGCAGGTGCAAGACTTCATGGAGACACTTCTGCTAAAGGAGGCTTTCAAACTACGATTGCCAAACAAGTATTAGCAGAGGGTGGAGGAGAAGGAGCTGGTTTTGATGACGCTGTAAAAAACTTTGACAGAAACTTTAGGGAAGAGTATCCTGAAGATGGTTGGTTAATGGACCAAGCTGTAACTCAGATATTTAATCCAATAAAGAAAAAGTATAAGGTAAAAGATATACAAGACTTTACCTCAGCATCAGGAACTAGAGAGATTTCTGTTACTGTTGAATATGGAGACGCTCGTTTAAATAGAGAAATGAACTGGGCAGATGCAGACGGAATAAAAAGAGCTGCAAAAGACGAAACAGACAAGTTTATAAAGTTTTTAGGGGCTAGTAAAGATGAGGTTGCAGAAGAAGGAGGAGCTTTACAAGGTTCCGATAGTTTTAATACTAAAGCAACAAAAATAGTACAAGGAAAACTTATTGAAAGTCTTCTAAAGGTAAAGGGAACAAGACCTGACTTTAGATTAAAAGTTAATAAAAAACTACTTGCACAAGCAAAAAAAGCAAAAGGCAAGAAAAGGGGTCAAGGTGGTTTTGATATAAATGAGGCAATTAAAACCGCAGTTGTTGCTAGTACTAAAGCTAAAACGCAAAAAGTACGAAAAGGTAGACCAAACTCAAATAAAAAAGGTGTATCAAGAACAATAGAAAGCCCAATAGCTTTGAGAAACATACTTAATGAAGCACTACCACAAATGGTAGCAAGTAAAATGACACCGCCAGCACTACAATATAGAACTGGTAGGTTTGCAAACTCAACTAGAATTGAGAATGTAAATATAGGTTCAAGAGGTGGATTGCATATAGACTATACTTATATGAGAAATCCTTATGAAACTTTTGAGCCAGGTGGAAAACAGGGGAGTACTTTAAGAGACCCTCGAAAAATAATAGGAGCAAGTATTAGAGAACTTGCTATGGGAATACTGGGAAGACAGCCGACAACACTTAGGAGACAATAATGGACTCAACTACAGCAAGAAAATATTCAACGCGTAGACGAGCCATAGTAGGAGCAATAGCCGAGAAACTAAACCAAAGTTTGGACGGCAATCCTCCTTTTAGAACAGCGGTTCAAAGCGTTGAGCCAAGACTTAGATTTTGGGACGAAGTCACAGACTTTCCCGCAATCCAAGTTGGAGCAGGACAAGAAACTCGCGAATATGAAGGTGGCGGGTTTCGATTTAGATTTTTACGAGTAACTGTTAGATGTTATATACATGATGAAGATGATGTAATACTAGCATTAGAAGAGTTACTAGAAGATGTTGAAACTGTACTTGAAGATAACGATCCTTTAACGTATACAGATTCAACAGGTACGTCTCAAACGACAGTAAAGACTACAATTCTTTCTGTGGATACAGACGAAGGTGTATTAGAACCTCTCGGTGTCGGAGAAGTCGTCGCAGAGATTCAATACTAGAAAAAGTTACGCCGAGTAAATACTTGGCAAAGCTCTTTCAGAGAGATAGGAGAATAAAATGGCATTTCATTTTAGTAGAGATACCAAAGTATTCATGAAGTGGCACGCTAGTGCTTCTGGTACAGATGATGCACTTTATGAAATACCAGTACTTGATGGGTTTTCTTTCAGTCAGGCTACAAACACTTCAGAGATTACTTTAAGTGAAGCAGCTGACGGAAGTAACCTAAATAGTAAAAGGGGTAGAGCTATGTTTAACGATTCTTACGCTCCAGCGGAGTGGAGTTTCAGTACATACATGAGACCGTCTACCTCAGACTCTAGTGATACTTATACTATCGCTGGTGGAGAAGGTTCTCACGCAGGTAACGAAAAGAAATTTGCAGTTGAAGGCCCATTATGGGGCGCTATGTCTGCTACTACTTATAATTTAGCAGTTGGCGGAACAGGAGCACCTACGTTGGCTTCTTTTGAACCAAACGTGTTTAACTTTCAAAACTCCAACAAAGTTGCATTAGGAGTATTTGACTTATTCTTTGTAATGGGAGCGGCTAAAGATGACGATGTTTCAACGTATGATACATCAGCAGGTGGAGACGTTACTATTTACAAAATTTCAGATTGTTCAGTAGGCTCAGCATCTATTGACTTCGATATTGAAGGATTAGCACAAGTTAACTGGTCTGGACAGGGTAAACTCATTACTGAAGTTGCACAGCTAAATACAGCTGCTGGAGGAACAACAACAAAAGGTCTAATTAACGAAGGAATTAGTAGTACTAGCAACTTCGTTAGACAAAAATTAACAAGTATGACGTTAGCATTTGATGCAAGTGCGTCAACAGGTACTGATGGGACACACCCAACATCATATAACTTGGTGTTAACAGGTGGAAACATCACTATCGAAAACAATCTTACATATCTAACACCAGAAACTCTAGGTGTTGTTAATCAACCACTAGGGCATGTAATGGGTACTAGATCTGTAAGTGGTAACTTTACTTGTTACTTAAATACAGTAAATGATGGCTCAGCAGAATTGTTTGAGAACCTCATTGAAGCTACAGGACAGATATCTCCTGCGTTTGATTTAGACTTCCACATTGGGGGAGCTGGACAAACACCAAGAGTAAGTGTATCTGTGCCTAAAGCACACCTTGAACTACCTACACATAGTATAGAAGATGTAGTAAGTTTAGATGTAGCCTTCCATGGCTTACCATCTGACCTCTCTTCTTCAACAGCAAGTAGTTCAGCAAATGAGATAAGTTTAACATACGTATCTTAATAATTTAACAATATAGGGGCGGTTCGCCGCCCCTCCTTACAGGGACAGGAATATATGAACGACACAGTAAAACAACCAGTCAAAGCAGTCTCGTTAAAAAGTCTTATGACTCCAAGCAAAACTGTAGAATTTGACTATCCAGGTAGTGAAGGATTTAAAGTAAAACTTTGTTACTTGGCGAGAGAAGAACTCGTAAAATTAAGAGGACGTTGCGTTACTCAAAACTTTAATAGAAAAACAAGAAGTTATGAAGAAGTAATGGACGATGATAAGTTTTTAGAAGAGTACACCAAAGCAGTAATTAAAGGGTGGACAGGATTTAAACTTGCATATGCTAAGAATATGTTACTACTTGGAGATTTAACTCCAGAAGAGGAAGAAAAAGAACTAGACTTTACACAAGAGAATGTTGAAGTTCTTATGAAAAACTCTACTGATTTTGATAGTTGGGTAACGGAAATGGTAGGTGACCTCGAAAATTTTACACAGAGCAAGTAGCGTGGGCTCTTGCTCTAATTGAAAGATATTACTCAGATAACATAAGTTTAGATGCATATCTAATGATGTGCGAGCAATTAGGTCAAGAACCTAAACTAGAAGAAATGCCTCCAGAAATGGGGGACTTTCCTTTAGAGATACAGGAGGCGTTTGTAGTTCACGCTATGCTTCCTGATAGATGGGACGGAATGAGTGGGTCATACATGGGAAAAGACTGGTCTGCTCTTGAAGCCTTATTAAAAATACAAGGCGTGGACGACAAAAAGACTGTTTGCTTTTTCTTAAAAAACATTGAAAGCTACTCGACGATGAGTATCAACGCAGAGCTTAAACGTAAGCAAGACGCCTCAGCAAGGCGAGCAAAAGCAAAAAGGTAAATGGCAAAAAAGAAAATACAAGCTGCTGAGATTATTATCAAAACCACCGATGGTGGTTCTTTTAAAGTCACAGGTAAAGAAGCAGAAAAACTAGCGAAGAATTTAAATAAGACTGGTCGAGCTGCTCAAAATACTGACCGTGCGATAAAAGGTGTAACCCAGCAGTCATCAAACAGTACTAAAGAATTTGCAAAGATGGCGACCATGCAAGGTGGTCTTGTTCAAGTCTATGCAACTATCGCAGCGCAGGTCTTTGCGCTTACTGCCGCATTCCAATTCTTAAAGTCTTCAATGGAGACCCGTAACCTTATGGCTGCACAAGAAGCTTTTGGAGCAGTTACGGGTACTGCATATAGAACTTTGACAACTAATATTCAAGACGCTACTCAAGGTATGCTAGACTTTAAAACTGCCGCACAGGGAGCTGCTATTGGTATCGCTTCTGGACTAAGTGCTAGTCAAATGGAACAATTAGGTAAAGCGGCAACTGATGCTTCACTTGCTCTTGGTAGAGACTTGACAGACTCTTTTAACAGGCTTGTTCGTGGTGTTACGAAAGCAGAGCCAGAACTCTTGGACGAACTTGGTATTGTTTTGAGATTAGAAAATGCAACTACAAAGTATGCTGTTTCTATCGGAAAAACAAGAGAACAATTAAATGCGTTTGAGAGAACACAAGCTGTTTTAAATGATGTTGTAGGGCAGGCAGAAGTTAAATTTGGAGCAATCCAAAAAATAATGGATCCAGATGCATTCGCATTAGGTCAGTTCCAAAAAGAGATGGACGACCTACTCATGGGATTCCAAAAGTTCATCATTGAAGGACTAATTCCAATTATCAACTTTTTCAAAGAAAACTCTATGGCACTTATAGCTGCTGTAGGTTTATTTGTTACTCCAATTATTAAATCACTACTGCCAGATATGAACAAGGCAGCCGCTGATTCACTTTCAAAGTTTAAAGACCATAAGAAACAAGCTATAGCAGATGCCTCTGAATTTAAAGCATCTATACAAGGAGTAGGAGATGCCTTTGCAGGAGGCCCAGTAGATGCAGCAAGTTCTAAGAAAGGACTCCAAGATTTAGGCGTAAAGAAATTTAGTGGAAAAAACGAAGAAACTCTCAGTAAACGACAAGTAGCCGCATACAGACGTATGATGCGTGAAAAGAAAGGTATCTACATGAAGATGAACGCTCAAGAAAGAAGAGCGTTTAGAAACCACTTAAATGCACAAGACGCAATGTTACAAGGCTCTAGTACAAAGCAGAGATCTATTGTACAGGCTACTGAAAATATGAAGAGAGCTGCTTATAAAGGTACACAAATGGTTTATCAAGCTACCATGACAGCTATGACTAGAGCCACAGCTTTTGCAGCCAAAGCAATGAATAGAGCTATGATGGCAGCTGGTATTATTGGTATTGTCTTTATGATAATACAGGCAGTTGCATCGTTAATAAACTTTTTTAGAGACTTAGATGAGACTGCTAAAAAACTTAGAGAAGAAACAAAGAAATCTACAGAAGAGTTTCAACAACTAAATAGTGAACTAAGCAAAATGGCAGAAGTCAGAGAAGCTCCAGGGTTACTAGGTATTAGTCAAATGGTAGAACAATCTGGTAATGCTCTCAGTAGTGCTGACTTAAATAAAAGAATCCAACAATATAATAAAGAAATTGCAAAAGGTACAGATAAGAATAGCGACTTTATGAAGGAAGCTAGAAAAATGGGAGATAGTTTAGAAATTGTTGCTCCCGGCCTAGCCAAATTAAATAGTAGAATACAAGAGGGATTACCAATTACAGCGGCTATGGTATCAGAATTTACTAGTCTTGCTAATGGATATCAAAATGCTGCTGCAGCTTCAAAAAGATTCTCTCAAAACCAAGAAACATTAAATAAAACACTTGATAAACAAATACGTAAATTTAAACAGCTTCCTTTCCAAGACTTAAAAACAGCTTTTTCAGCAAGTATCTCAGATTTAGAAGCAGAACTAGGTTTAGGTGTAGATGAAAAAGGAAATCAAACAATTGACCGATTCGGATTAAAAGGACAACTTGCTGAACAAAGAAAGATTAGAGGAGCGCAAATAGCTAAGTTACGACTAGATAGTAGTAAGCAAGTCTATAGCTCTTCGTCAGGTGCTCAATTTAGTAACACAGTCTTAAGCATGGAAAACCAAGCAGGAGAACTACTTAGCGAAGTAGAAATGATTAACGCTATTATTGCAAGCGGTCATAAAGAAGGCTCTAGAATTTATGAAAGAATGATGGGGCAGTACCATGAAGAGAAAAAGATTCGAGAAGACATTGCAGCTATTCAAAAACAAACTGAAGATGATGAAAAAGTTATTGCATTTAAAGAGGAAACACTAAGACAGCAAAAAGCATTAGAAAGTGATGTAAATGCTTTACAACAATTTGGTCTAAAAAATGTACAGGATACTCTTAATAATAGAAAAGAACAACAAAGAATACTTGTAGAAGAGGTAGGACTAGAGAGAACAAAACAGGGAATAGCAAATGATAGGCTTATGCTTACAGATAAAGAAAATAAAGCTAAAAGTGATATCATGGCAGCAGAGCTTGCTGAAAAAGCTGTTTTAGAAAAACAAAGAGGTATTTTAATAGCGTTAGAAGATGAGCAAGGAAAGTTATTATTTAAGAAACAAGATGTTTTAAATATGGATAAAGAAGCTCTTAAGGACGCTTTAGTAAAAAATAATCTTAGTACTACTGAAGTAGAAGCCTCAGCGGCAGCAGTAGAGAACGCAAACACTGAAGCAGATATTATAAAATTCCAAAACGATTTGCTTAGAGAAAAACTTGATATAAAAGAAAAACTTTTTGAATTAGAGCCTAAGATGGAAGTTTTAAAACAACAAGAAAAAGTTTTAAAAGATGAAATGGCACTTGCAAGATTACAAGAAAAAAGAGATGCAGCTGTAGGTGGAGGCCAATTTGCAGGAATGTCTCAATTTGGAGCAGGTGGAATAGTAGCAACACAAAGACGAAATCAAATAGGTAGGCACAAAAGTACTATTAGCAATCTTGAACTTCAAAAGGAGAATATAGGAAGTCAAATAACTAATCTTAAAGCAGATACAACTGCAAGTAATTTTAATGCAGCCACCGGTATGTTTACAGGTGACTTAACAGAAACACAAAAGAAATTTAACCAATTAAAACAAACAGAACTCAGTCTCACACAGCAAATAAACATGGAGACCGTAAAGAAAGTCATGCTAGAGGATATTGAAAGCGGAGATGTTGCTAGACAAAAACTCAAGATTATGCAAGAGGAGTTAGAGATAGCAAGAGAGCACATAGGCTCTATAAATCCTGCTTCAGCTGCTTACCATCAATTTGTATCAGAACAGAAAAAGTTAGGAGTTGAGTTTACTGAAAAAGAACTTGAGGGTCTTCAAAAGCAGTTTGAAACAATGGAATTGCTTAAAATAGAAACTGAACTTATGAATGGTATAAAAGATACTCTTTCAAATGGTTTCCAAAATATGTTCCAAGCTATGATAGACGGAACTAAATCTTTTAAAGATTCTATGAAAGATTTAACAAAACAAGTACTTATGGACTTAGCCTCTATGTTTATGAGAGCTGCAGCCCTAAAAGCTATGATGGCTTTCTTCCCTGGCATGGGGTCAGGCGGAGGCTTCACAGACTTAATGGGATTAGGAAGCGGAGATAGGTATGGTGGAGAAAGATCTTATGCTCATGGAGGTGTAGCAGACGGCCCTGAGTCTGGTTATATGGCAAAGCTACACGGAAGAGAAGCTGTTGTTCCTCTTGGAAATGATAGAAGCATACCTGTAAAGATGATGGGAGAAGGTGGTACTAATATTGTAAATGTCACAGTAAATATGCAAGGTGGAGGCGCTCAAACAAATACAGTAGGCGACGGAGCACTAGCAGGAATGGGTAGACAGATTGGAAACTTAGTACAACAAAAATTACAAGAAGAAATGAGACCAGGTGGAATATTAAATTCTAGTGGTGGTAGAGGTAGAGGCTAATGGCAACAGGAATAACAACAAACACAGTACAAACAGGTGGAGGCACAGTATCCGCAGGTACAAATATAACAGGATTTAGTGCTCCTGTAATGTTTGATAAGGGTGCTCAACAAAGTGCAGCTCCAAGAGTTATTAAAGCTCAGTTTGGAGACGGCTATCAACTAAGAATGGTTGATGGAATAAACAATACCCCTAGAAAATGGGCACTTTCATTTGCCAATAGAACAAATGATGATATAGATAAACTTTATAAATTTTTCAATACTTTAGCAAGTGTCAGCACTTGTCAACTAACAATACCTAATTCTGTTGATGGGGAAGAGACTGTAAAAGTTGTAATTAGCAACTATAATAAACAATATGCGTACGACGAATTTTATAGTCTTACCTGTGAAGCGGAAGAAGTATTTGAAGCATGAGTGATACAATATATACAGGTAATTCTGGTGGCAACTTGGTACAAGATATACAAAGCCAAGCGATTGCTAGTGGGTTTATTATTGTATTCGAAATAGAACTACCTGATAGTAATATTGGTGGACATGGTATAGATAGATTATACTTTCACAATGGAGCAACAGGAACTTCAGACATTAGTTGGTATAGTCCTATAAATCTAGACAACTATGGTTCTACAACTAGAACAGATTATAGTGCTGCAACATATACAGCATTTCCTGTAGAAGCAGAGGGGTTCGAAACTAGGGGGACAGGAACTCTTCCAAGACCTCTTGTAAGATTTGCAAATGTTAATCAGTATTGGAATGCTTTTCTTTCAGACTATGATGATTTAGTTGGAGCAAAAGTAATTCGAAGAAGAACTTTAGAAAAGTATCTAGCAACTAGTGGTAAAACTGTAGCAAATGACCCTAACTGCCCTCCTGTAGAATTTAATAGAGATTGCTACTATATAGAAAGAAAGACAAAAGAAACTCCACAGTTAGTAGAGTTCGAACTAACAAGTGCATTTGATGTTCAAGGAGTAAAACTACCTAGAAGAACTATTATTGCAGCACGCTGTCCCTGGAAGTATAAAGATACAGACCAAGGCGGTTGTGACTGGCCAAAAGACAATAGATTTACTATTAGTGGTACAGAACATACTTTATACTTTGATAAAGACGATACTCAAATTACAGAGGCAAGTAACTTAGCAAGTGCAAGTACAAACGAATATACATACTGGGGCAGACAAGATGTTTCTAGTAATAGAACTACAAATTTATACTTAGGTAAAAGCTATGCTGTAAATGACTATGTTGAATATGAAAGACCTGTTGGAAGTATGTTCAAGATAGATAGAATACAAAGAACAAGTGCAAATGTAGTACAAATAACTTTTGATTCTAGTAGCGATGCAGCAACATTCTCTACTACGGCAGGAGAAGATTTTATTTGTATAAAAGGAATAAGCACAGAGGCTGCAAACCATAAAAATGTACCCCTACATGTAACAGGAGTAAGTGGAGCAGTAGTAACAGTAGAAACTGACGATAGTTTTACAGGCGACATTCAAGATGCTGATGATGGAATAGGTTTT